GTACTCTACGGTAGGAACTGGATTTTCTATGATAGTGGTGACAGGCTTGCCGCTTGTATCACCGCAACCTTTCCATGCAACAATAACCCCCATCAGGAAGGCTATCAGATACGGCAGGTACGTCTTCAACAGATGCTTTACTATGTCGTTGTTTAGTATCCAGTTCATCTTGTAGTGATTCTACTTTTATTCCCATCGCTATCACAAGTAGACATAATACTAATATTGCGATGGATAGTATTCTAAATTCGTAATCTTTCAATAGCTCCAAACGGTTGGTCTTAGGAAGTCTTTAGTGCCAGGCTCAATGTTGTCAAGGTGTATGAATCTGCCGCCTCCTTTCTGCTGTATTCCAACACCTGTAAATCCAATCTCAAATGCGAGCTTTAAAACTTCGTAAGCATCTCCTCTATCTACACCTATATCAGCCGCTTGACCCGTGGCGTGTGCGCCTGGGCGAGACTTCTTAGCCTCTATCGGATGCGATTCGTGTCTGTAGCCAGATGTGATACGCATAGGCTTCCCGTACTTTGATCTGAGGTCCTGCAACATAGCCATAAAGTCTGGCTTCATCTCGTTCTTACCTGAGTGCTTGCAGTCGAACTCTTCTTTACTGAAGTTAGGGTAGTCGTTCCAATTCATCTTTGTCTTTCTTCTTTGGTTCTCTTCCTTTCCTTGAACACGTTCCTGTCATCAAACATTTCTTATCGCATTCAGCAGGAACAATTTCACAAAACACTTTTTTCGTACTTTGTTTCAATCCCAAGTTCAAGTCTTTTTTTATTATTCGCTTGATATGCTTCAAATTCTGTTTTAAATCTCCCTACATTATACACCTTCCTATTGTGAGTTACTTGGGATCTGTATGTACCAGTCTGCTTGTCAAAATATACACCTATGTATTTTGAAGTTGATTTCTTATTCGTTCTCCCGTGTCTGTTGTTTTCTGCATACGTTACAATTTCAAGATTTGAAACGTGGTTGTTTGATCGGTTGAAATCAATATGATTAACTACTAATCCTTTTGGAATTTCACATATAAAATGTTCAGCAACTAATCTGTGAATTAAAAGTCTTTTTTCAATCCCATTAACATTTAACTTAGCCAATGGATATCCTTTATTGTTAAAATATGGCTTATGAACTCTTTCTTCTATTGGTTGTAATCCACCAGACCTTATTCGTTTCATTCTCTTTTTAGACTTTATCCTGCCGTAATTGCTTATTTGATAATAGTCCTCGTATCCATTTATATCTAACCATTTTTCCATGATATAAAGGTAATAAATTCAATAGGATTTCACACCATGTCTTTTTACTTTCCAATCCTTTCTCTAAACATCTTTCTGTGGAATAGATATGCCCACACAAACGTCAAGGCTAATCCTACATTCAACACTACCTCAGTTAGTGGTGGATCTGATAATGTAAGCACGTTCAATGCGCTTCCACATATGATACCTACCAATCCTAACTTCAGAGTCCAGTGACCTACAAATGACCACTTATGTACAACTTTTGTTTTATCTCCATATAGATACACATACATCATCAACACGCTGATGCACATAACAAAGTTTGCTACCTCGTTAACTACTACTGCTACCATCTTCGTTGAATATTTTCTGTGATATCTTTTCTACTCCTTTGAGTCCGATATAACCAAGGATAAAAGCAAGACCGTACTCAGTCTTACCGCTAAGACCTGTAATTTCAACTACTACTTGAGTCATATAGTTAGCAGAAAACGTACCTGCAATAATACCTGCGATTGAAGACTTTAGATTCTTTGTAGCATCGTTACTTACAGTGACAAGGGAACCTGCAAGTCCTGCCAACACAAAGGCAATGTTAATGCCTATTTCTTCTAAGAAGTCTTTCATAATATCAAGTTTTCTTAAATACTTACTGCACCGTAACTTTAATTTCAAACGTAGATGCTCTATTAACCACTTCTGTTTTGACGGTTATCAAATAACCATTATATGATTTAATAGAATGGACTTCAAAATGTGTGGCATAAGCTTCGTGAAATTGTACGTAACCAGCCTCAACATCATCACTATTCATAAATTTAAGCTCAAAATTTGATGATTCACCAGCCCAACACCATCCGCTTGAGGTGCTACTGCAAGTTGCTATTACATCGTGATCAGGTGTTAACCATGGTGGATTTACAACAACATCCTTAATGCATTGTTTATAGTCTCCGCTTGAGTACACATGAATTGAATCATTTAAAGTACTATTCTTAAACGCTTGATTATCAAGTGAGATTGTTGCTTGTAATGTAGCCGAACTACCTTTACGATGATCTTCAACTTTAGTGTCTTGAGAACATCCCAATAATAACATAACAGGGATTAATAATAATATAAATTTTTTCATTGTAACTTCTTTTATAACACTAAGTTACCTTCTTCATCAATCTCTGGCACGATTCCGTACTCAAGCAGTCTTGCAAGCCAAATTGCCTCATCAATGTATGTCTCCCATACATGAATAGTATCTGTTCTTTGATCTGGATCTGTCCATCCGTAACCTAATACGGAATCTTTATCTGCACCATCGAAAGTGATCCAATAAGTTCTAACTGGTGGGTGATCTATTGTGTTCATTTTTTCTTTTTTTAAATCGGTCCTCCATCTGTTATTGTCCAACCGAAGTTTGTAATGAGTGATGTTCTAGCAGCTTCTGCTGCTCCTCCACTAGTATATTTAGTAGATCCAAAATTACATCCAGGAGTATATGGATATCCAACACCACCAGGATAAGCAGCATCAAGAATACTTTCCCATCCTATCAAAGTTGCATCATAATTAGCCGTACTTAAATTAGGTGGACTAATATTTACTCTAGTAGCACTTGTTAAATCAAATCCTGCTAAACTTTGATCAAAACTTGTAGTGCCTGATAACATACTATGAAAATCTGTTCCCGAACTAGTATCCCAATTACCTATATCTTGATTAAAAGAACTTGCCCCTAAAAACATTCCAAAACTTTGACCGTAAGCTAATCTACCAAATAATGTTACATTAGAAACATCCCATAAAGTTATATCGCCATTGAAAGAAGTTGCATAAGCAAAAGCCTCTTGCATATTGGTTACTCCTGACACATTCCAAGAATTTAAATCTTGGTTAAAAGCTTGAGCGTTTTTAAATGTTCTGTATAAACCACCTACAGGAGAAATAGCCCAAGAATCAATAGGTTGATTAAATATAGTTGCACCCTGAAACATTCCAGAAATGTTGGTAAGAGATGTAGGTGTCCAATTATGAATTGGTTGATTAAAACTAGAACATGAAGCGAACATACTGCTCATATCATTTACACTCGATACATCCCAACCGCTTATATCTTGATTAAAACTAGTACAACCCTGGAACATAGCATACATTTTTGTAGCAGATGATGTATTCCAGTTTGTTATGTCGCTATTAAAAGAACTACACCCAACGAACATTCCATCTACATTTCCTGCATTATTTCGACCAAACTGTGTAACATTTGAAACATCCCAAGTGCTTACATCACCATTAAATGAAGTGCAATTCCTAAAAGCTCCCTGCATATCTGTTACTGATGAAACATCCCATGATGAAAAATCAGGGGTTGTCAAACTGGAACAATCTCTAAATACTCTATTAAAAGAATTGGTAGTGATATTTGGGGCGTCTGTTGCTGATATATCTAAATTAGAACACCCCTGAAATGCATATTGAGCTAAGTGGAAAGAGTTTCCCCAATTGCTTATATCTAATATTTTTCTTCTATCTCCACCACCAGCAAATCTAAATCCCTCAAACGTATCTCCACTTATAGTTATTGTGTAAGTACCGCCAGCAGCATAGGTATGCTGTCTGTTCGCATATGATAATGAGCTTGTACTGCTATCCCCCCAATCAATAGTGCCAGAGTATGTACCTCCAGATAATAATGGTAAGATAATAGTATCCGATGCTGATCCTGCCTGAGTAGTATCAACTTCAATTACAAAGTCAAGGTTAACAGCAGGTCCTCCACCAAAAGCGGAGCTTCTGAATGTAGTTCCTATGCCATTGTGTATGCCAGGCATTACTTACAGATTGTAGATGATTACGCTTCCGCTATCAACAGTGATGTCTGTAATTACACTCCCCTCTGGAACTACAATGTAAGCACCACCTTTTAAGGTTACAAGCGCACCAAGACCGTAGTCAGTAGTAACGTCTACTCCATTCACGTTGAGTACGCTTATAGCCGTATCTTCTTGAACAATAAAGGAATATCCACTAAGACTTGAGTGAGTCGCAGCACCTAATAATTTAGATCCGTTACCTACAACTTTTCTTAGCTTGGATAGGCTTTCTACTTCGCCTGGTGATAATTTTGACATTTTAAATGTATTTAGGTAGATTATCGTCTAATATTTTTGCATCTGAACATCCACACGGACATCCACACAGTTCATCCATCTGAGCAAGAAACTTCTTTGCAACAGAATCCTTAAAACAGGAAACCTCTGTTTCTGTGTCTTGGTTCAATGTGAATATGCCCTCGTCAATGTATGTACACATCTCTCCGATAGCATAGTTCAGGAACATTGCCTTTCTCTTCTTGCACTCGTACATCTCCATATCTCCGATAGCACGAG